CTCCAACCAAAACACCAAGATCCTTATTAGCATAATTCATGCTGTACTTAACAGTAGGAGGGCCGTCAACATATAATGCTATAGCATCCGAAATTCTAAAAGTAGTATCAGGTTTTAAAATATCAGCTCCTAAAATTGAAGCCCCTACAGCACCAGCTGCTACTACCCCTAGAGAATTAGCTGCAAGATTAACTCCAGCTTCAGTTATACTCCCCGGATTTTTACCCCCGGTTAGATTGAATGCTTTAGAAAAACTCTTTGCTAATGAAGATACTGCTACCCCTGCTACAGCACCAGCTGCAGCAGCCTGCACCCCTCTTAGAGCTGGACTAGCTAATTGAGCTTGAGTTAAATTAGCAGCATCAGGGTTTCTTTTAACTTCAAATTGTGCCTTATCTTGATTAAACTTAGATTTACCGCGGATGTTAATGTTAAAAAGTATATAATGCTGTAAGTTATCTGCTGTTTGCAGATCGGAGGGATACTGGGTTATATTGACTTTAAATTTATTTTCATCCGATCTTCTAGATGCAGACCTATTATTGTTGTAATTACCATCAGGGGCTTTAGTATTATAATCTTTTTGCGCCGCATCTCGTACGCTTTGTATTGTAGTGGCCATGGAATTCCATAAATAGTTGGATTATATTATATTTATCCCGTTATGTACAAAGCAACTTACAAAGGCCGTTACAGGGTCGCTAATCCTTCTAAGTATAGAGGTGACATTCATGATGTTATCTATAGATCGTCTTGGGAGTTAAAATTTATGAAATGGTGTGATAATAATATATCTGTACTAGAATGGGGATCTGAAACTATGATTATACCGTACAAGTCACCTGTAGACAGTAAGGTGCATCGTTACTTTGTAGATTTCTATATACGGGTTAAAGACAAACACGGTGCAATTACTAAGTATTTAATTGAAATTAAACCAGAGAAATTTACGAAGCCACCAGCTATTCCTCAACGTCAAACTAAACATTTTATTGATGAGGTATTTCAATACGGTGTTAATCAATCTAAATGGAAGGCGGCTGATGAGTATTGCGTCGATAGAGGTATGAAATTCCTAGTTTTAACCGAAAAAGACCTTGGGCTATAACAGATAAATATTATTATGGCAACCGTTAATCCATTTAAAGATATGAGGATAAAGGCAGGTGATGTAGATCGCTCCTTCAACTGGTATCAGGTTCAAATGAAGAATCTTAAGAACATCAGACCTAATCAGTTGATGGCAAATACTCCTGAACTGACCACTACCATATTGCCTGGTAATATGTATATGTTTCTTTATGATGCAAAGTTAAAAGATAAGTTACCCTACTGGGATATGTTTCCACTGGTATTACCTTTTAGAAAGGTACCGGGTGGGTTCTTTGGATTAAACCTACACTATATACCGTACCCAGTTAGGTTTAAATTACTGGCAGCAATGCATGATTTAGCCTATGATGCCAAAGTTACTGAGAATACCAGGTTACAGTTAAGCTGGAGAATATTAAATGCATCTACAAGATACAGTCCGATCAAGGCATGTGTGAAGCACTATCTCTATGATCAGCTTCAATCTAGATTTTTAAAGATACATTACCCCGATTGGGTCACTGCTTCACAACTACCTGTTGAGAGGTTTATTGGAGCTAATAAAACAGAGGTCTGGAGAGATTCCAGGAAAAAATACTAATGGCAAAGTCTAATTTTAATTTAAGTCAGTTTATAGGCGCAGTTAGAGAAGATAGCCTTGCAAGAGTAAATCGGTTTGAGGTCTTTATTAATGCTCCAAGCTCACTCACTAATAAAAATATTGCTAATTCAGGTGCTGTAAGTTTATATTGTGAGATGGCAAGTTTACCTCCTGTTAATATATCGACTAAGTCTTTTAAGATTTTCGGTCCTACCTATCAAAGACCATTTAGTGCTGAGTACGGAGGCGAGGGTATTTCCTTAACCTTTCACGTGGATAGGGATATGCAGGTTAAAAAGTTCTTTGATGAGTGGACTGCTAAAGTAGTAGACCCGGATTCAGGGTTTGTAGGATTTCAAGAAGATTATATTTCTACCATTAGATTAAGGCAGTTGAACGAGCAGGATGAGGTAACTTATGAGTTAGAATTAGAAGAAGCATTTCCAAGAAGTGTAAATCTTTTAGAATTAAATAATTCTGCTCAAAATCAAACCCATCGACTCAACGTATTATTTGCATATCGTTACTGGAAGGATGTAAGCCCTGAATTTCAAACTACACCAAGGGATATTCCTAGACAGCTACTTAACCCAAGTATACCAGTTACAGATAACAGGTTAGCGCGTCAATTTAATCCATTAAATAGTGGAATATTAGAAGACGCACCAGGTTCAGATTTACCAATTTCAGCGTAATTTTTTAGGAAATATAATGGCTTTACCAAAATTAGAAACACCAACATTTGAATTGACTTTACCGTCTACGGGATCCAAGATTACGTTTAGACCGTTTTTAGTTAAAGAGCATAAGATATTACTGACAATGTCAGAGGCAGATAATGAGGAGGTAGCAAGAATTATTAGAGAGTTAGTAGATGTATGTACATTTAAAAAACTTAATATTAAAGAACTACCGCATTTTGATATTGAATATGTCTTTTTATATTTAAGAGCCAAATCTATAAGTGAGACCGTTGAAGTAGTTGTAAATTGTGAATGCGGAGAAAAGATTAATACAAGTTTTAATATTGAAGATGTTAAGGTAGTAAAACCTGAAAATCATAGCAATAAAATTATGATTAATAATGAGATAGGAATAGAATTAAGGTACCCTAATATCGATGATGTAGTAGTTGTGTTTAATACTAATGATAATCAAAAAGTAATTGATTTAGTTATTAAAAGTATAAAAGGTATTTATAATCAAGAAGATTATTGGGAAGCTATAGATCAGACTAAAGAGGAATTAGAAGAGTTTGTTTATTCTCTTACTAAAGAACAATTTAGTAAACTGGAGCAGTTCTTTGTAACTTCTCCTAAGATTGTTCAGACCATTGAATGTGATTGTCCTAAGTGCGGAAAACATAATATTTCCAAACTTGAAGGTTTACAGAATTTTTTCGTATAACCCTTTCCCAAGATAGTTTAGTAAATTATTTTAAACTGAACTTTTCATTAATGCATCATCATAAGTACAGCTTGACTGAAATTGAAAATATGATGCCGTGGGAGAGGGAGATTTATGTTTCATTATTGATAGATTATATTAAACAAGAAAACGAGAAGTTGAAAATACTTAAACAAAATGCGAGGAATACATGACCAAAGAAAATAAAAAAGAAGAAAAAGTAGCTAAGAAAGCAGAAGAAGATTGGATGACCAAGAAATGGCGTCCAATGATGGCAATTATGTATATGACATGCTGTCTAATGGATTTTGCTGTATTTCCGATTATGTTTACCATAGTTCAGTTCTGGGAGACTGCTATACAGAATGATGCATTTAGACAATGGGTGCCTATCACATTACAGGGCGGTGGTTTGTTCCACGTTGCCATGGGTGCTGTGTTAGGGGTTTCAGCCTACGGCCGTACACAAGAAAAAGTAGCAGGGGCATCCAATGTCTCAACTAGTTTCCAAGGTGGTGGGGTTCCAACACCTAACCTATCTTCGTCAGTACCGTCATTCTCAGGCGGCGGGTATAATTCTCCACAGCAATCATCAGGATTCGGAGCACCCCAGACTCAATCTTTCGGATCTTCCCAGTCTTTTAATACTACAGAAACTGTAACTGAATTTAGCATGAGTCCTACTCCTACATCGGCACCCGGTGGAAGAAGACCTGTTACCCCTAACTTCAACGTATAATGGAAAAGCCTTCTTCTTCAGATCCAAACTTTAAAGCGTTCCTTAATAAACTTAAGGAACAAAATGGTAATGAAAGTTTTACACAAAAAGACCCTTTATCAAGTAGTAATAATACTAAGGGAGAGTTAGACGGAGTAAAAGATTCCTTCAAACAGGGCCTTCAGGGGGTAAATGACAATTTAGTAAAGGTTCAAGATCGTCTTGATACAGCAAATAGCTCTCTTTCTAAAATTGCAGCTGCAATTCAGGGTAATGCGTTAGATAAAGCTGTAAAATTAGATAAAGCAAAAAAAGATAAAGAAGATGAAGAAGAAGTAGATAATTTTGATCCTAGTCTAAAGGGTAGACTAAAATCTTTTATGACTGATGGTGAATCAGACAAACCAGGTTACGGAATATTTCAAAAACCCCCTGCTGAAGTTGTAAAGAAGGAAAGAGAAGATAAAGTATCTAGTCCTAGAGAAGTAAATCCAGAGGCAGATAACATTAATACGTCTGCAGAGATTCAAGCAGATGCTGCTAAAAAAGATCTAGAACTTTCTAAAGAGATGCTAGATACAACCAAAGAAGAACTTACTTTACTTAAAGAAATTAAAGATGCCCTATCTCCTAAAACCCCCGCTGAGCTAGGCGATAATAATACTCAAGGAATTGGAGCAGCTGGAGCGGCACTAGCACCAGAAGCTTCAAGCTCCCCTGGTGTTAATATAGATTTACCTGCTCCAAGTCTTCCAGATAAAAAAGACGGTAAGCCTGGTAAGCCAGGTAAAGAAACTGGTAAAGCAAGTAAGGCAGTTGCTAAGGGAATAGGTAAATCATTACTTAAAAAAATACCAGTTATTGGAGCTGTTGCAGGTCTTGCGTATGGCGCCAGTAGAGCAATGAGTGGGGATTTTGCTGGAGCAGGTATGGAGGTAGCTTCAGGTCTAGCTGGAACGGTACCCGGAGTAGGCACTGCAGCTTCAGTTGGAATAGATGCTGCGCTAGCAGCAAAAGATGCTGGGGTTTTCGATAAAGAACAAGCACCTGCTACTGCACCTGCGCCAGCTGCAGCTCCTAAACCTGCACCAGTACAGGCTACTGCACCAGTTACAACTGCTAGTGCGTCTCTCGGAGGAGCTATAGCAGCTACGGCTGCCCCGGCAGCAACTAAACCGTCTAAAGGTACATCATCTTTTAAGGGTAGTGAAAACTTAGAAAAATTACAGATAGCTGAAGGAGAACTACAAGGTTTATATTCAGATCTGCGTGATGAAAAAGGTAAGCTACTGGAAAAATTTGTGAACGATAGAAAAAGGTTTCCTGGTGGGGTCCCTAGTGATCCTTCTGATCCTGATTACCCTAAAGAGTTAAAAGCAATTGATGATAAGTATCAAAAACAAATAGATGCAAAAAAGAAAGAAGTTTCTGAGCTTGGTAAAGCTCCTGGTATTTCAGAGGCTAAGAAAGCTGCAAAAGATTTTGATGATGACATAGATAAAGGATTCTCTGATGAAGCACCAGCAAAGTCTGTATCTAAAGTAACAGGGGGTAATGTAAAAAGTAGTGAATTTTCAATAACTAGTACCCAATCTTTAGAAACAGTTACAGGGGGTGAGACTACAACTAAGAGAGTGTTAACAGATGATGCAAAGAAAGCAGAAACTGAATTAACAGGGATGTCTGGTAAGCATACAGCAGAAAGAAAACAAGCTGTAGATAAGCTTAAATCTGAAGGAAAAATTACAGGTAGATTTGCTACGGATGAAGATTATCAAAAAATTCCAGAGTTAAAAGATCTCAAAGCTAAACAAGATGCTGAAAGAAGTGTAATTGCTAAGAGAATTGATAAGGGTACATCAACGGATGTATCAAAAGTTTCAATTGATAATGCCACTATGAGAGACGAGATGTCAGCTTCTCGTAGTGATAGTAGCACAGTAGTATCTAACAATATTAGTAGCAATAATACTACTAAATTTGTACCAATGAAATCCTCACCGAGAGCTGAAAATACTGGGTCAGCACTTGATCGATATACAAGTCGAATAACAACTTACTAATAAAAAAAGGGGCATTTAAGCCCCTTTTCTTTACTTCTTCTCAGCTGGCTTATCTGCCGGCTTTGCTGCAGGCTTCTCAGCCGCTTTCTTTTCAGCAGGCTTCTTCTCCGCCTTCTTTACTACGTGACATCCATCTGCCTCCGTCTGACCTTCTTTACAAGGCTTCTTTGGAGCCGCATAAGCACTGAGTGCAAATACAGCAATAAAAACTGCTAGAAATTTCTTCATCTTAATCCTTAGTCGTCATTTGCCAGTTTGGCAAAGTATGAAAGAGAATCATCTGCGTTATCGAAATCAGCCTTAGGCTTGGCGGCAGGCTTTGCTGCAACCGGCTTAGGTATATCTTCATCAAGGCTTGTGGCTTCAGCACGGGGTGCAGATGCACCTGTTGCAGCCAGAACCATTTGAAGTTTAGTTTTCAACTCGTCATATGACTTAAAGTTTTTAGGATCCACAAACTCAGCTAATGAGTTTTGCTTTTTCCAGATTGTCTCCATTTGATCATCATCTGCCAAAGGTGTTGCTGAATCAAATTCAGACTTATCGTAGTTACGATAACCTTCAACATTACGAATCTTCAACTTGAAGTTAGCACCCTTCCAGAAGTCGAAAGGATTAACTGGATCCTCATCCTCAAATTGAGGTTGCATCACATCCTTGATCTTATCAAAGATCTTCTTACCAAACTTATACAGTTTGACAGTACCTTCGTTCTCAGGGTGTGCAGGATCTTTAACCACGTAGATATTAGCAACATAGGTCAGGCGACGTTTTTGCTTACGTACCAGATCTTTGTTAGCCTCGATACCAGAATTCCACAACTCGGTATTGAGTTCAGAAACGGGATCGGCTTTACCCAGGGTTGTGAGAGAGTTCTCGATGTACCACTTACCTGTAGGGCCTTGAAAGCCATGGTTCCAAATACGAACCCAGGGTAGCTCTTCGCCTGCTGATGGTGGTAGGAATCGAATGACTGCGTAACCATTACCGGCTTTATCTACTTCCGGTTGCCAGAAGCGGTCATCTTTTGCGTTATCTTGAGTCTGTGGTGTTGCAATCTTCTCGACTTCCTTCATCAGTTTATCGAAACCACCGGTACTCTTCTTCATAGAATTAAAATCTAATGCCATATTTTTTCTCCTTGTATGCGTAGTATAGCGTTGTATAGTGTTGTATTTTTATTATTCTTCATCATCTAGATCATCATAATCTTTTACATCACCGTTATTAAGATCGAGACTTTCGTCCTCCTCTTCTAACATATTATATATGCTCTTCCGATATTTGCCACTCTTATCGACACCCTTAGTAACCTTACGTACCTTTTTGTCGTAATCTACTTCAAAATTTTTACGTTTCATCTCTGCTACTATTAACTGCAATAAACGGCCAGGCTGAAATACGTTTAGTAATTTCGGACTGGTGATGTGCAAGTTTTATTAAATATCGTTGGGTTTCTCTAATATGTTCGGACAGTTCTGTCATACTGTCTTGCATGATACAAATAGACTTTTCAATCTCCGTAATACGG